CTTATGTTCACATCAGGATTGGGTTCCTAGCTAAATGATATTAGCAGCAATTGATTTTAAGCGAAGAGTCCTCACAGGGACCTGGACCCTCTTATCCTTGCGAAGTTTATAGTCGGGAAAGACTCTAAACCACGATGGTGAGAGGAGGAATGGAACAATGGAGTCTACTTTAGTCGACAGAGGACCATTCCGTCGTGCAGCTCTTAGGAGCTACATCCTCCGTATGAGTGCCCCTAACCCGAAGGGAATACTCGATGATGTTGTGGCTGACGTTCTTAGGCAGCAGGGTTTTGACTTGGAGGAAGACCCGAGGTCTATTTATGAACCTCAGCAATTGTATACCGCGCTCAGCAGGTATGCGACCAGATGGTCTGAATTTGAGAAGTTCGATGAGCATCTAGAAGAAGGGTTTCGTAAGGCTTATAAAATATTCGCGAAACCAAAGCATCGACAGTGCTTATCCATCCTCACGGATGCTCAAGTTCAGAAGAAAGCCTTAAAGATGTCGAAGTCGTCAGGGCTACCACTGATGACATCTAAGGCTGAAAGTCTGACCTATTCGTTCAATCGTGAATGGCAGGTTAGACATGGGGAGAAACACCCCAACCCCTGCGTTGCGTATAAGCGCACGCAGAAAGGCAACAAGACGCGTCTTGTGTGGGGCTACCCACTAGAGATGACGATCATGGAGTCTCGTTTCGCTCGGCCGCTCATTGATCAGTTCAAGAGCATGGAAACACCAATGGCTTTTGGTATGACTAAAGCAGAGCTTGGAGCCAGGCTTCACCGTTATTTCGAAGACCAACCGGGGACAACTATTTGTCTCGACTTCAGCAAATTTGATAGCACAATCAGCCAGCACATGGTGAGATATGCTTTCAGAATCCTTGCTACCTGGTTCGATGACAAGGACAAGCGGGAGTTTGGTTGGAAGACCGTGGTGGACTACTTCGTCCACACACCGATAGTCATGCCAGATGGACATTTGTACACTGGGAAGACACACGGTGTTCCAAGTGGTTCTTACTTTACACAGATGATCGACTCTGTCGTCAATGTGGCGGTGATGTATGCCCTTAAGAGTAAGTTCAAGTTATCGTTCTCTTTGAGACAGCTGCTAGTGCTTGGAGACGATGTAATTCTTAAACATCTTGGACACTATAGCCTTAAGAGGATGGCTGACTACCTCTCTACATTCGGCCTCGTGCTGCATGATGATGAGAAAACGGTAGTAGGTCAGGTCCATTTCTTGGGTGCCACCTGGATGAAGGGTAAGCCTGATGCCCCTGTTGGTGAGTTAGTTAGTAAGGCGTCGTGGCCCGAAAGTTTTAGGGTACATGGGAGTAATCCTTATGCCGATGCAATCGGCGTCTTACGCAGCTATGCCTGCAACTACTTATCAGCGATAAGGTTCCTACCTAGCAGTTCCAGATCGAGGGTTTGGACGGTGGATAAGCCTCCCACATATTGTGAGAATCTACCAACCTCATTCCTATCTGGGAGCGAGAAGTTCTTCGAAGAGGAATATGCGCATTTTCGCTCAAACAGCTGTGAAAAGACCTTATCCTATCGGCTTTTGCTGTAAAAGGGCATAAACCATCGG